TGCAAGGGGTCAGATGGAGGTAGCAACAGCCTTTGATATGATGGCAATGCTTACCTATACAGTCAAAACGACTAATTACGATATAGATTTATTTACAGCACAAGGAACTCTGATATTCGATCAGAGAAATAGCCTGGTGCAAAGCGCAATAGATATAAAAGCAGACTATATGCTTTTTATTGATGCAGATATGAGGTTTCCAAAAGACACCTTAAAGATCCTACTATCTCATAAAAAAGAGATCATTGGAGTAAATGCGACAACACGAGCAGAGCCTGTATCTCCTACAGCTAGGAACATACAGATCAACGAGGATGGCTCAGTCATCTTTTTGCCTATTTACTCAAATGCAAAAGAAGGAATTGAAGTAGTAGATGGTATTGGCTGTGGGATAATGTTGATAAAGACAAGCATCTTTGAGAAGATGGAAAAGCCATACTTTTACTTTGAGCAGTTAAAGAATAATAAGTTGCTTGGTGAGGATATTTACTTCTGCATCAAGGCAAGAGACTCAGGCATAGACACTTGGGTAGACCATGATTTATCTATGGGGATAAAGCACATAGGTCAATATACTTATAGCTGGGCAAACATAGAGAAAACATAATGGCGTATACAAACTACACGGACTTGCAGGCTTCAGTCGCAAGTTACTTAGGCCGAAGTGATTTGACCTCAGTAATTCCAGACTTTATTCGTTTTGCAGAAACACGCCTAGCAAGAGAGTTGCGTACTCGCTTAATGCTAAAGTCAGCCACAGCGCCTACGGTAGCGGCAGATGCACGAGTAGCCCTGCCTACTGACTTCTTAGAAATTCGTGATTTATTCGTACAGGGTAATCCTCGGATGCCAGTAACCTATCTGTCACCTAGCGCCTTCACAAGAGATGCTAGGGCAGATGAGTCTGGCTTACCAGTCTTTTATACCGTACTTGCTTCCGAGTTTCAGTTTGCCCCACAGCCGGACACAGTTTATACATTAGAGATTCTGTATTACGCAAAGCCTCCTGTGCTGTCTAGTACAGTTGCATCTAATGTATTTCTAGCCAACTATCCTGATGCCCTGCTGTATGGCTCATTGATAGAAGCAGAGCCTTACCTCATTAACGATGCTAGGTCGCAAACATGGGCAACCTTGTACGATAGAGCCATTAAGAACATTTCCGATGCAGACCAAGGTGGCGAGTATTCGGGTATTCCATTACAAATGAAAATTACCTCACGATAGGACATATTATGGCCGCTTTATCAAACTACCTAGAAAATGCCTTAATTAACGCTACGCTTAGAAACACGGCTTATTCATCACCAGCAACCGTTTATGTTGGATTGTTTACTGCTGATCCTACCGATGCTGGATCAGGCGCAGAGGTTACTGGTGGCTCATATACTCGCAAAGCCATCACCTTTGGCGCACCTAGCAATGGCGTATCGGTTAATAGCGCTGCGGTAGAGTTTGACCAGGCTACAGCAAACTGGGGAACGGTAACTCATTTTGGTATTTTAGATGCCTCTACAAGCGGAAACTTGCTTTATCATGGGGCTTTAACAGCCAGCAAAGTAATAGACAATGGCGATGTATTTAAGTTCGCTACGAGCGCTGTTTCTGTAACATTGGCCTAATATGTCCACAATAGTTACCAGAAGTGGTAAAGGAAGCCCACTTACCCATAATGAAGTAGATACTAACTTTACTAATCTAAATACAGATAAAGCAGAGTTAAATAGCCCTACATTTACTGGTACAGTTGCCCTTCCATCCGGAACATCAATTGGTAATGTAAGCTCTACTGAAATTAGTTATTTAGATGGCGTTACATCTGCAATCCAAACACAGATAAATGCTAAAGGGGCTGGCACAGTAACTAGCATTACGGCTGGCACAGGACTTACTGGTGGAGCAATTACAACTACAGGTACGATTGCTATTGACTCAACTGTTGCTACTTTAAGTGGAACTCAAGAATTAACCAATAAAACACTAACAAACCCAACTACTACAAACTACACAGAAACGCTACATTCCCCTGCAGCTGGTAGTTCTTTTACTGTAGACTTAGCTAACGGCACAGTTCAAAAATTTACTACCAATGCCAATACAACAGTTACCTTACCAAGCTCTGTAAGTGGTAAGTCTTTTGTAATTATGATTGCTTATGGTGGCTCTCATTCAATTACTTGGGCTGGTGGCTCTACTATTAAATGGGCTGGAGGCACTACTCCAACTGCAACGGCAGTAAATGGAAAGTTTGATATATTTACTTTCTTTCAAGATGGTACAAATACTTACGCATCAGTATTAGGGCAGAATTACTAATGTTTAGTTACGCAACTAAATCTAGAGGTGTTCAGCCATCCTCATCAGCAACAGACCCTAACTTTAAACAAGTATCTGTATTGCTTCATGGTGATGGCACTAATGGCGCACAAAACAATACTTTTTTAGATTCATCTACTAATAACTTTAGTATTACTAGAGTAGGAACAACAACGCAAGGAACATATACACCATTTAGTCAAGATGCTGGGTATTGGAGTAACTACTTTGATGGAACTAACGATAGACTAACAATAGCTGACAATGCAAATTTAAGGGCTGGAACTAGCGCATTTACTCTTGAAGCGTGGGTTTATCGTAATGCTGCTGGTGTTGCTCATACTATTTTTGCAAAAGGCGCAGCTACACCTACAGGATTTGTATTTGGAATTACATCAGCAAACACTTTAAGATTTACTGATACTTCTACTAACATTGATTCTACTGGAACAATTTCAGCAAATACTTGGACTTATGTTGCTGTAGTGCGAGAAGGAACTGGAAGTAATCAATGTAAACTTTATATTAATGGAGTTAATGACGGAACTGGAACATCAGCCACTAACTTTAACCAAACAACAGAAGCAAGAATTGGCGAAAATAGAGGCGCAACAGAAGATTTTAATGGGTATATATCTAATTTAAGATTTGTAATAGGAACAGCCGTTTATACTGCTAACTTTACTCCAAGCACAATTCCATTAACAGCCATAACAAACACAAGTTTATTGACTTGCCAATCTAATCGTTTTGTAGACAACTCTAGCAATAACTTTACACTAACCCCCACAGGAACACCATCAGTTCAACCTTGGAGTCCTTTTGCACCTACTTCTGCATACAGCACAAGTGTTAATGGTGGTAGTTTGTATTTTAATGGAACTACAGACTATTTAACATTACCAGCAAGTTCTACGCTACAACTAGGAACTAATAACTTTACGATGGAAGGGTGGTTTTACATTACTTCTTTTGTAAACCAAAATGCTCTTTTTTATATTGATGGTGGCACAAATGGTTTTGGTGTTAGGTTAAATGTAACGGGGTCAAATAATGGTTTTCTTTCAATGGATTTTTCTAGTAATGGAACAACCAATGTATTTTCAACCACTTCAAGTGTTTCAGTAGGGTTAAATCAATGGGTGCATTTAGCTTATGTAAGAAATGGAAGTGCTTTTAATGGTTATATAAATGGGGTTTCTGTAATTTCAAACACTAGCGCATTGTCGGCAAATACAGGAACTAATCACGCTATAGGAGCAAGATTACTTACTACTTATGCACAGTTTTTAACTGGCTACGCTTCTAATGTAAGAATAGTCAATGGTACTGCTGTATATACCGCAAACTTCACCCCACCAACAGCGCCATTAACAGCCATTACTAATACTGTATTACTGCTTAGCGGAACTAACGCTGGTGTTTATGACAATGCTGGCAAAAATAATTTAATTACTGCATCAAACCCAAAGCTTAGTACCGCACAAGTTAAATACGGAACTGCTTCAGTTCTTTATGCTCTAAATAGCAACGCCATGACTGTACCATTGCAACCATATATAACGCTTGGAACGGCAAATTTTACAGTTGAATTTTGGGTATATTTTAACTCTACCGCAACTTCCGACATAATAGATTGGAGAACAACAGGAACACAAGCCGCACTTTGCATTCAAATTGTTTCTGGTAATGCCTTGTCTGTTTATGTAAGTAATGTAATTAGAATTACAGGAAGCGCATTATCTACTGGGCAATGGTATCATGTGGCGGTTACTCGTAGTGGGACTAACACAAGGCTGTTTGTTAACGGCACACAACAAGGCTCAACTTGGACAACAGATTCAACAAACTATCTAGCTACCCCATTAGGAATTGGAGCATACTTACCTGCTCCTAATAATAGTTTAGGTGGATATTTAGACGATATTCGAATTACTAACGGCATAGCAAGATACACTACTACTTTTACTCCACCCTCTCAACCTTTCCCTAATCAATAAGGATTTATATGTTAATTGCAAAAATTGAAAACGGACAAGTGATTGAGGTGGCTGATTACAGGCAACTATTCCCCAATACTTCTTTTGCCAATAGTGGACCAAATGCAGAATTTATGGCAGAGCATAACTGTATGCCTGTTAATACTTATTTAGAACACGATGCAGAAACACAGATTTTAAAACCTTGTGAGCCTTATGTCTTTGGTGATTGGGTTTATACAGTAAAAGTATCAGAAAAGCCAGTAGTAGAAGATAACATCACAACAGCAACTTTTTCTTAATCTTTAATTAAAATGGCTTACCAAGATCAATATGTCCTTTATGGTTATTGGGACACAGGGTACTGTGTAGGCGATGTTACGGCTACAGAAGGCGCTGGATCAGTTATTGGAATTGCTACAGCAAGCGCAACATCTAGTAATGTTATATTTGCAAGTGCAAGCACAGTAGCAATAGCAACAATAGTAGGCTTTGCAACAAAAGTAAATTTTAGTTCTGCATCTATTAGCGCAAGCGCAACGGTTAGCGGATCAGGCATAAGAGTAAAGCTAGGAGAATCTAGTATTACGGTAGATGCCACAGTTACAGGTGGTGGAATACGATTAAGATTAGGCAATGCAGCAATAAACGGAATTGCAAGTGTAAGTGGCGCAGGAAACTATATTGCAGGTGCAAGAGTATCCATTACTGGTATAGCATCGTCTAGCGCAAGAGGAAACGCACTATTTTCTGCAAACGGCACACTTATAGGTATTTGTACCGCTACTGGCATTAGTTATATTATTGGCGAACAATGGCAACCAGAAGATATAGGATCAGAAAGCTGGACTCTTGAATCGGCAGCCACAGATAATTGGTCAGCAATAAGCGCAGAAACAACAAACTGGAACGCTGAAACACCAAGCAATCCAAACTGGACAGATAAATCTATTGGGAATCAGACATGGCAATAAGCAGAATATCGTTTGGGGAATGGACTCCAGACCAGCCTGGCATTACTAATGGACTGCAAAGAGCCGAAAATGTCTTTTCTAAGGCAGTAGGATATGGCCCATTAAGCGCATCAGAAGATTATTCTCAGGCCGCATCAGAAAACCTTAACAATACCGTTGCTGGCAAAACAGTTAGTGGCGCTACAAATGTGTTTGCTGGTGGCGCTACAAAGCTATTCAAACTAGACAGTACAGACCTTACATTAGACAATATTTCAAAAGTAGGCAGAAATATCTCAAATGTAGCCTTAACCAGCAATGTAGCTACGATTACAACTTCTGCCGATCATGGGTATTCTGTTGGGGATAGCGTTACAGTAGCGGCTGTCGCAAATACTGCTTTAAACGGCACTTTTACCATAACAGCCATAACATTAAATACATTTAGTTATGCAAAAACAAATGCTAATATATCAAGCGTTGCTGATACCGGTACTGTTACATTTCAATATACAACCCCTACAGACCAGCGCTGGAGATTTACCCAGTTTGGTAATGTTATCGTTGCTGCAAACGGTGGCAATAGATTACAAAAATATAACTTAAATACAGACACAAACTTTTCTGACATAGCATCAGACGCACCACAATCTCGATATTTAACCGTTGTGCGTGATTTTGTAGTTTCTGGCCATATCAATGGATCTACAGTTTACCCAAACAGGGTTCAATGGTCTGCATTGGGCGATGAGTCAAGCTGGACAAATTCAGCAACGACACAGGCTGATTTTCAAGACTTAGCAGACGGTGGATCGGTAGTAGGCGTAACTGGCGGAGAGTACGGCCTTATATTGTTAGATAGGTCTATTTTCCGTATGAGTTATGTTGGCAGCCCTTTAGTATTTCAGTTTGACAACATTAGCCGTAATTTGGGCTGTTATGAAGCAAACTCTATTATTCAATATTCTGGCACTACTTTCTTTTTAGCTGATGATGGATTTTATGCTTGCGATGGTCAGCAAGTTATTCCTATTGGTAATGAAAAGGTAAATAGGTACTTTTTTGCTGATACAGGAGAGGCTAACTATAAGCTAATGTCAGCAGCAGTAGACCCAGAGCGTAAGCTCATTATTTGGGCGTATTGCTCGTCAGCCTCATCAACTCCTGATAAATTGCTAATTTACAACTTTCAAACGCAAAAATGGACAAGCGGCACGACTAATGTAAGCAGAGTTGCAAGCGCATCAACATTAAGCGTAAACCTTGATGCAATGGACATTTTTGGCACAGTAGATCAAATTCAAACCTCTTTTGATAGTCGATTATGGACTGGTGGCAGATTGCAGTTTGTAGGCGTAAAAGATACAAAAATTGTTACTTTTTCT